AATGAGATTAAAAGATTTTCTAGCTTCTAATGCCTCAGATGAGCAAAAACTATTAGCTAAAGAAAGATTTGAAAATTCAATGTTGGAGGCGGATAAAGAATATCAGAAAGCTTTAACAGAACTTACAGTAAAACAACAAACTATAAGAGATGAATTTAGGTTTAATCAACTTAAAGAATATACCGATAAAGTAGAGAAAGCTGTTCTTGATGGTGAGATACAGGATTTATCTATTTCTGCAGCAATGGATTCAGGAGTGGATGCCTTGAACAGACAACAGACTTTATTGCAAGCTGAATTTAATAATAAAGTGTATTGGTTAAATCAAGAAATAGAAGAAAGAAAAAGAGCAAAGGAAGATTATGAAGACATAGAAAAGGAAAAGAAAAATATAACTAACAAGTATGAGAACGAAAAACTTGTGTTAGTTAAAAAAACAGAACGAGCTAAAAGGGATATTGTTGCTTTAGGTTTTCAGGCTATCTCTAAAATAGCTGAAGACGGAAGTTCTGTTAACAAAGCTGCTAGTGCGGCGGCCGCCTTAATGAGTACCTATGAAGCTGCGAATGCTGCGTTGGGGGCAAAACCTTATGGGCCATGGAATATAGCCGAAGCAGCTATTGTTACCGCAATGGGTCTTGCAAATGTGCAGAAAATATTTGACACGCCTACGCCTGGTGGTAGAGGAGGAAGAGGAGGTCAGGGCGGAGCAGGCAGAACCTTTGATTTTAATTTAGTAGGTAGTACTGGAGCAAATCAATTAGCTGAAGCAGTAGGAGGTCAGTTCCAAGAACCAATACAAGCTTATGTAGTAAGTAATGAGATGACATCACAACAAGAACTAGATTTACAAATACAAACAGGAGCATCACTTGGTGATTAATATAAAACAAATAATATAAAAATCGTTATCAAAGTATGGAACAAGATATTATAGAACTATTTATAGACGAAGAAAATGATTTTTCTGGTATAGAAGCAATTTCTATAGTAGAATATCCAGCAATAGAAGAAGACTTCATTGCTCTTAAAGAACAAACAGTACAGTTAGCAGAGGTAGATTCTGAGAAAAGAATCTTAATGGGTGCTGCATTAATACCTGACAAAAAGATATTTAGACAAAGTGGAGATAAAGAATACTTTATATACTTCTCTAAAGATACTGTTAGGAGAGCATCTGAGCTGTTTCTAACGAAGGGTAAACAAAACAACTCAACACTAGAACATGATGTAGAGTTAAAAGGATTAAGCGTAGTAGAAAGCTGGATTATAGAAGATGAGAAGAAAGACAAGTCTGCTAAGTACAATCTTAATTTACCTGTAGGAACTTGGATGGTATCTGTCAAGGTAAACAACGACCAGATATGGCAAGAGTTTGTAAAAGAAGGCAAGGTAAAAGGTTTTAGTATTGAGGGATTTTTTACAGACAAGCTTGATGAAAGACCAAGAGAAAGCGTAAAAGAAGAAATAGACTCTGAAGAGTTTGAAGCATTAGCTAAGATATTTGAACTAGAAGATATTGTGCTTTCACAACTAGATGTAGAACTAGAAAGTTATAACGACTATCCTAAAGGAGCTAGAAATAATGCAAAGAGAGCATTAAAGTATAAAGAAGAAAATGGTAGTAGTTGTGGAACACCAGTAGGATGGAGAAGAGCTTCACAATTAGCATCAGGTGCTAGTATTTCTCGTTCAACAATAGCTAGAATGGCAAGCTTTAAGAGACACCAACAAAACAAAGACGTACCGTATTCAGAAGGATGTGGTGGTATTATGTGGGATGCTTGGGGTGGTAGTGCTGGTGTTAACTGGGCTATCAATAAACTAAAGCAAATAGATAAAAAGAAACTAGCTAAAGAATTTGTTCCTGTTAATGATGATTATATAATTATTGATAACAGATTGGCTTTTGCTACTAAAGAGATGGCTGAAGAAAAAGCAGCAGACTTAGGATGTGAAGGTTCTCATGAGCATGAGGTAGAAGGCAAGATATGGTTTATGCCTTGTCAAGAGCATTTATTACAAGAAGACCCTTGCCAAGAAGGATATACTCAGTATGGTATGAAGAAGAAGAATGGTAGATTAGTTCCTAACTGTGTACCTGACAAGAAGTAATGCCTAGAAAAGTAGTAAGCACATATACAAAGAACAAGAGAAAGTCTCATCCTCATAGCAAGAATGCAAGTGTAGGACAAAAGGGATATAAAAAGAAATATAAAGGACAAGGTAGATGAAAAAAACACCAAGTAGAACAAGTCCAACAGGCAAAAAGAGAGGCTGTTTATGCAAAGACGGAACGTACAGTAGTAAATGCTGTGATGGAAGTTTACAAGCACAAGGTATTGGAACTTTAACAGGACAAGGGACAACTCCATAACCTTGAAAATGAAACAGATATTTTATTAATCGTTATCAAATTAAATAATTATTTATGAAAGCAACAGAAATTATTAAAAAGTTCAAAGAAGTATTACTTTCTGCTGAGACTGAAGAAGAGACTCCTGTAAAAGAGGAGCTTTCTGCTGAAGTTAAAGAGGAAGTTACTGAAGAGCAGGTAGAACTTGCTCAAGACGAAACAGTAGAAGAGAATTCTACGGAAGAGTTGGCTGAAGAAGAAGTTGAAGAAGAAGTAATTGAAGAAGCACCAGAAGAAATGTACGCTACAAAAGAAGAATTAAATAAAGTTGTAGCTGAATTTAAAGCTATGTATGAGCAAATTATGGATGGAATGGGTCAGGAGGAAGCTTCTGATGCACCTGAAGAATTAAGCTCAGACAAAGTTGAACTTTCTGAGGAAGCTGAAGCAATCTCTCATTCACCTGAAGCAGAGGTAGATTCAAAACCAATGAATTTATATTCTCAAAACCGTCCTATGACGACACAACAAAGAGTATTTAACAAATTATTTAACAATTAATTAATTAATTATGGCAACAACAACAAGTATAACAAGTACTTACGCAGGAGAATTTGCTGGCAAGTATATCGCTGCAGCTCTTCTTTCTTCTTCTACTATTGATAATGGTGGAATCGAAGTAAAACCAAACATTAAATTTAAGGAAGTCATTAAGAAATTAGCTACTGGAGACCTAGTTGCTAACGCTTCTTGTGATTTCGCTGCTACTTCTTCTGTTACATTAACAGAAAGAATTATCCAGCCAGAAGAATTTCAAGTAAACTTACAGTTATGTAAGAAAGACTTCGTCTCAGATTGGGAAGCTGTCTCTATGGGATATTCTGCATTTGACACATTACCTAAGAATTTCCAAGATTTCTTATTAGCTCATGTAATCGCTAAAGTAGCTGAGAAAAACGAACACGCAATCTGGCAAGGTGCTAACGCTACTGCTGGTGAGTTTGACGGATTCACAGTATTAGCTGCTGCTGATGCGACTGTAGTAGATGTAACAGGAACAACTGTAACTGCTGCAAACGTAATCGCTGAGCTTGGTAAGATTGTAGATGCTATTCCTTCTACTATCTATGGAAAAGAAGATTTATACATCTATGTATCTCAAAACATTGCTAGAGCTTATGTAAGAGCTTTAGGTGGATTTGGAGCTTCTGGATTAGGTGCTGCAGGTACAAACAATATGGGTACACAATGGTGGAATAATGGTTCATTATCTTTTGATGGTGTTAAATTATTCGTAGCTAACGGATTGCCTGATAATGATGCAATGGCAGCTCAAAAATCAAACTTATACTTCGGTACTGGTTTATTATCAGACCACAATGAAGTAAAAGTAATTGACATGGCAGATATTGATGGTTCTCAAAACGTAAGAATCGTTATGAGATATACTGCTAGTGTACAGTACGGATTAGGTTCAGAAATCGTTTACTATACATAATAGTTAAATAAGTATTAACAATAAAACAGGGTGGGTGGAAATTCTACCTACCCTTTTTTAATAAAAACAATTAAATTATGGCTTGTGATATATCAAAAGGGAGATTAGAGGCGTGTAAAGAATCCGTAGGTGGTATTAAAAACTTATACATTGCTAACTACAGCTCTGCTATGTATGCTGGTATGGATGATAGTGCTACAAAACCTCCAACAGATGCAGCGTTTAATGGTCAAGTAGACACATTAGGTGCTAAAGTAGATGTTTACCAGTTTGAAGTAAGAGGAGATAATAATACGTTTGAAGAAACTAATGAAAACTCAAGAGATAACGGAACATCTTTCTGGACACAATCAGGAAGTTTTGTTATCAAGGCTCAGAATGCTGAGACTATGATGCAATTAAAGTTATTATCTTACGGTAGACCTCATATTATTATTGAAGACTACAATGGTAAATTCAGAATGGCAGGAGCGCAAAACGGAGTAGAGGTATCTGTAAATACATCTACTGGTGGTGCAATGGGAGATTTATATGGTTATACAATTTCTTTCGAGGGAAAAGAAGTTCTTCCATCTTTATTTATACTAAACACTTTAGTAGCAGCAGGTAGTTCGTCAGGATTTGACGTACAGAGTTCTTCTAATATGAGTAACGAATAATACTTCCTTTATTATTATTCAATTAAAAGGGTAGATTTCGGTCTACCCTTTTTTATTATAAAACAAAAAATAGTTTTTACGTTATCATAGTATGATAGTTATTAATGCAGCAGAGACACAGACATTTAACATAATACCTAGAGATGGTGTTGTAGAATATACTACTCAAGAGGACGGAACTATTACTCTTGATGCTAATAAGCTTACTGTTAAGTTTGTGGAAGAAGAAACCAATAATGGTGCTAGTTTTTTAAATTTAGTAAGTACTAAATATCCTAACTATTTAGCTTTGCAAGTAACAGCAACAGTAAATACATTTAGGAAGAACTTTAATTACTTTATGGAGATAAAAAACAATACTAATGGAAAGCTTTTTTATAGAGATAGACTCTTAGTATTAGAAGACAATGATGTGCCTTATAACAATACGGCTATTCATTCTATTGATGCAGGTGAATACGAGCCTTTTACTGGTTCTTCTAGCGATAACGAATATATTATATTAAATGATTAATAAAGAAAAAAATAATTCAATAAGAGT